ACTTTCTTATACATCGCATCACATGACGGGTGTCATAAGCAAGCGATGGAAGCTGCATTGGGATATTCCAACGCTGCTGGTAGTAGGAATACCGACTACTTGGCAGAAATACATCGTTACAAAAACAAACCGGGGCTGAAACTGATTAGCAAGGAACGAGATCCTTCTAATCTGAGAAGGTATCAACTCGTCCTTACTAAATCTGGTAAGCAACTGGTAGATACTCTCAAGGAACAACTCTATGACTAAATCTCTTACTTGGGGCGATTGCTTAGACTATACGCTCCGTAATTTAGAGACGTGGAGAAATGGAGGAGGACGCGAATCCGCAATCCTATATTCTGGATACTTTACTAGGTACCAAGGTCGTTCATTTCCAGCTCATCGAATCTCAAAAGGTTTAATGACTGATATATGTACTTCACTTGAATTAGAAGGTAAAAAGAATGCCACAATAAATAGGTTTATATCATCAGTCTCTATGGTACTTAAGTACTGTAAAGAAAATGAAGTTATAAGCTTTGAGTTACCAACTCCTTTCAAACGTAGAAAGGAACGTGACAAAACTATTCGCAAGTACTACACAAAACAACAAGTCAAGGACATGTTACGCATATCTAAAGACGTTATGTGTAGGGAGGATTTACATGATCTGATACTCGCAGCATCTTTAACAGGTATGCGACTTGATGAATTATTAAAACTTCCAGCTTGGCGTGTTGATTTTAACTTAGGTGTAATCAATGTTGAATACACTAAGAGTGATGAACCAAGGTCTATACCTATTCACCCACTACTACTCAACACACTCATCAAGCGATGCGAAGGTAAACCTAACAAAGGTTTCCCGGGAGTCAAAGTGTTTGGTAATGATTGGACAAATGCTGACCAAGTACGGTGGGCATTTAAAACATTAATCCATAAACACATGGACTTCCCAGAAAATGGAACTTATGTATTTCATTGCATTCGCCATAGTTTTGCTACATGGCATCTTGCTAAAGGGACACCCCCTATTGATCTAATGAGTATATTAGGTCACGCCAATCTTCAGACGACTCTCGAATATGCGAAGCCGACTGATGAAGGTAAAAAGAAATCAATGGACAGCTTAGAATTTTAATAGTTCCGCTGAATCCGTGACTTCTACAATATTTCCATTTACTAGGATTTTAATGATATGTTAAGCACGTCTGTTAGACTAATTTCGCTGAAAAGCCTTGGGAGTGTGGCGGAATTGGTAGACGCGCCGGACTTAAAAACCGCATAACTTAAAATTCAGAATGGTATCGGATCTTGGCAGAAATGCTGAGATCCTTTTATTTGCAAGGGCGTGTAATCTATACACCTTCGCATAAATCCGTACAAAATATCCATAGAACAAAATACATGCCTTTACGTGTTGAAATTGAGCAACAGGAGACATTAGAACGTAATCAAATCAGGGGCGGATTAGAAAAATTAAGGAAGGACACCCTTCACTTAGAGAAAAAAGAATACGCATCCGCTACTGTTTATGGTTCCTCTTCTGTAGCTCATTTGCTACCTACATTAGTTGAATTACTTAATAAGAAAAAAGACCAAAGAAAATTAATGCGACATAAAGATACTGGTCATCAACTACCACTTATCCCGTATTTATTTTCTCTTGACACTGAAGCACAAGCTGTAATTGCAGCAAAGCTGACATTTGATAAAGTATTTTCTCCTAGAAAAAGAAATCAATCTTATACACATGTTTGTGAATCAATTGGTAAAGCAGTAGAAGCTGAATGCCAAATGCAATATTACGAACAGCTATGTCCGGCATTATTTAAAACATTAAAAGATAATTATTGGCATCAAGCAAAAGGTACGCAATATAAACAAGATCAAATGCAAACCATTATGAATAAAAGGGATATACAACCTTGGATTCATTGGAGTACTTATTGGTCTGCTCAACTGGGAATGTTTTTATATAGGTGTTTAGCTAAAGCATCTAAATGGTTTACTGAAGTTGATTATTATTATCGTGGTAACACAGATAAATTTGTAATAACAACAGATAAATTTAATGACCATAAAGATGAGATAGTTAGAATTACTGAATTATTTAGTCCAATATCAAAACCAATGTTAATTGAGCCAAGAGATTGGTCGAATTTACATGATGGTGGATATTATTTAAACCAGTTAAGTAACTGCCATGAAATGGTCAGAAGAGGGGGTGTGTTATCTATACAGGGGGAAACTACCTACAAGTTCTTAAACCAAATACAAAAGGTTAAATATAGACTTAGTGACTTCATAGTTGGAGTAGCTAAGGAGTTAGAAGAAAAAGAAATTGAAGTAGGAAAGTTTCGTCCAGTTATTAATCATCCAATACCTCCTAAACCAGTTGACATTGATACCAACAAAGAAGCTAGGAAAGTATGGAGAAAGCAAGCAGCAATAGTCCATAACAAAAACGCTAACGAATGGAGAATATCTTGTAGAACTAGGATGACAATGAATTGTGTCAGAGAGTTTGAAGGTAAGGATTACTACATACCATGGTCGTTTGATTATCGCGGACGAGCTTACCCTATACCTAGTTTCTTAACTCCACAAGACACTGACTTTGGTAAAAGTTTACTGAGGTTTAGTGAGGAGTCAGAGATAACTGAAGACGGTAAGAAGTGGTTAGCTTTTCAAGTAGCTACTACTTATGGTCTAGATAAAGCAACCATGGATGAACGGTTAGCTTGGGTGTCTATTGAAGAAAATAGACAAACAATAATAAGAGTCGCTCGAGATCCAATTAATAACATAGGAGATTGGGAAAATGCTGACGAACCTTTCCAGTTTTTAGCTGCGTGTAAAGAATACTATGACGTAGTAATAGCTGGTAAGAAAACTACTGGTTTACCAGTGGCAACTGATGCTACATGCTCAGGTCTACAGATCTTGGCGGGTCTAGCAAGGGATAAGTCCACAGCAGCTATGGTAAATGTTATACCTAGCGATAAACCTCAAGATGCTTATCAAGTAATAGCTGATAAAAGTTTCAAAGATATACCTGAAAGACTTCAACCGTATTGGGATAGGAAAAAAACTAAGCGTTGCGTAATGACCATACCCTATAACGCCAAGCCTTTTAGCAATAGACAATATATTAGAGATGCATTTAAAGATATAGATATTGAGGTAGAAAAAGAAGAACTAACTCAAATAGTTCAAGCGGTTAGGAATGCAATGGAAATTGTTGTCCCGGGACCGATGAAGGTCATGCGATGGATAGAGCAAGAAGTTAGTAAAGCAATTAGAGGTGGTAAAGATGTCTTAGTTTGGGTGACACCATCTGGGTTTAGAGTTAGTCAAAAGTTGATGAAGCAAAACTATACCAGAGTAACTATGCAGTTATTTGGTTCGACAAACATAAGGGTAGGTACAGGAGATTCTAATAAGGTTGATCTTGCACACCACAAAAATGCAACTGCTCCAAATCTGATACACAGCATGGATGCCAGTTTACTTCACTTATCTGCTACAAGATTTAATGCACCTATCAGTCTTATACACGATAGTGTTTTATGTCGAGCGACAGATATGACTTACCTCTCCACCTTAGTACGCAGCACCTATATGCAGCTGTTTGCAAAGCATGATTTTTTAGAAACATTTGCACAAGCAATTGGATCAGATACAAAACCACCGATTATTGGAGACTTAGAACCGTCCGAGGTAATTGAATCCACTTATTTTTTCTGTTAATGAAAAACATACATGTAACAAAAGATCCTGTAACCCTAGAAGGTTATCAGGCGATATTAAAACCAAGTAAGTTTGGTTACTCACTAAAGGCAGTAGTTGGAAGTGAAGTAGTTGAAGCACTTGAGACTGAAAGAAATGATTGTCTTAAATGGGCAGAATCAAAATTAAAGAATCCTAAGCGTTCAACTCTACGACCTGAGCCTTGGGAAGAAGTAGCTGATGGTAAATTTATAATTAAATTTTCATGGGCTGAAGATAAAAGACCTCCTGTTGTTGATACAGAAGGAACACCAATAACAAATATAGATACACCTGTGTATGAAGGGTCTAAAGTTAAGCTTGGGTTTCATCAAAAGCCTTATATACTGCGTGATGGCGTTACCTATGGCACTAGCCTTAAGCTATCAGGTGTACAAATCGTCAGTATTCAATCCGGTGCTGGAGTAGATACAGGAGATTTGGATGAAGATGGTGTAGCAGATTTGTTTGGTAAAACAGCTGGTTTTAAAGCTGATGACCCAAACGTTACTCCTGATACAACTCCAGCTTCAGTAGAAGATGATGATTTCTAATGTTCAAATCAGGATTAGAGGAAAAAGTCTCTGATCTTTTATGTGAGTTAGGTGTTGATTATGAATATGAAAGCGTAAGTTTTTCTTATACTATTCAACACTTATACACACCTGATTTTATTCTGCCCAACGGAGTTGTGCTAGAAACAAAGGGATATTGGCGACCAGAAGATAGAAGGAAAGTTCGACAAGTAATTGAAGAGAATCCAGATATAGATCTACGAATGGTCTTTCAAGACCCCTATAAAAAAATTAGCAAAAAATCAAAGACTACCTACGCACAATGGTGCAAGAGGTATGGAATTAAATGGTGTGCTTTTCACGCCATACCAATTGATTGGTTGACATGACCGAAAGCGAATTTATACGACACGAACCATGCAGTAACTGTGGATCATCCGATGCCAATGGCATATACACGGATGGTCACACCTACTGTTTCAGTTGCCAACACTATACAGAAGGCAACGACATAACACACACTCATCACATGCAGACAAATGTTAACTTCAAAGGTTCAGCCCAAAGGCTGCAAAAACGAGGTCTCAGCGAAAAAACATGCGAAAAGTTTAAAATCTACAGAGACGAAACACACTTACGCTTCCCTTATTTCGATGGCTCTGGACGTTTACAAGGATTCAAATTAAAAAGTAAATCTAAGGACTTCAAGTATGAAGGCAAAACTACAGACACTCTTTTTGGTCAGCATCTTTTTCCTAATAGCGGTAAACGAATTGTTATCACGGAAGGAGAGTTAGATGCTGCAAGTTGCTATGAAGCGATGGAAAACTGGCCGATGGTATCACTACCACATGGGGCAGCGGGAGCCAAAAAAGACATTCAAAAACAAATACCTTTTTTACAAGGCTATAAGGAAATCATCTTATTCTTTGATAAAGATGAAGCGGGACAAAGAGCGACAGAACAAGTGGCAGCTGTCTTACCGCAAGGGACAGTTAAAATTGCTCATTTGGCTGATCCTTACAAGGATGCCAGCGATGCTTTACAGGCAAATGATGCAGATGCTATACGCCGTGCTATCTGGGATGCAAAAGATTATCAACCTGATGGCATTGTTAGTGCGAAAACTTTATTAGAGACAGTCACAACACCTAGTCCTCCATGTGACCATAAATATAAATGGGACGGACTACAAGAAAAAACTCATGGCATACGCTATGGAGAACTTACAACAATAACTGCGGGAACTGGTCAAGGAAAATCTACTTTCTGTAGACAATTAGCTACTCAACTATTAGAAGAGGATGTCAAAGTTGGCTACATCGCATTAGAGGAATCTAACAGGCGGACAGCATTAGGACTTATGTCAGTTGCTGTAGGAAAAGCATTACACCTTGGCGAACACGAATACACCACTTTAAAAGATGCTTATGATTCCACTATCAATGGTTGGAACCTTTATTTATACGACCATTTTGGCAGTTTATCTGCGGATACTATCTACAGTCGAATTGAATATATGGCACTCGGGCTGGATATAAAAGTTATATTCTTGGACCATTTGTCAATATTATTGTCCGGTTTAGATGGAGATGAGAGACGTATGATAGATCAAACTATGACTAACCTGAGAAGTTTAGTTGAAAGAACTGGTATAACATTATTTCTTGTATCACATTTAAGAAGAACACAGACTGATAAAGATCATACTGAAGGCGCAAGAGTTTCTCTTGGTCAGCTACGTGGCAGTCAAGCCATAAGCCAATTATCTGATACCGTGTTAGCTCTTGAAAGAGATCAACAATCGGAAGATGATGTCTCGACTTTAAGAGTTTTAAAAAACAGGTACAGCGGTGAAACTGGGATTGCTGCAAATTTGAAATACGATAAAGACACCTGTAAATTTAATGAAATTAAGGACCCAATTTTCAATACCAACACAGATTTCTGATGTTGAATTAAAAAAACCAAACCCACCCTCTAAACAAGCAAAAAAGAAAGCAAAGTTTAAGGATAAAACCTATGCCGGAAAGCCAAATGCTCGTCTTTGATTGCGAAACTAACGGATTATTACATGACGTTTCTGAGATACATTGCATCGCCATATATGACAATACGAAAGAGAAAACCTTCGTATTTAATAATCAAGGTAGTGCATGCGGACCAATCACGGAGGCTTTACATTGGCTCAGTTCGGCTGATGTTATTGTCGGTCATAACATTATTAACTACGATTTACCTGTTCTTCGGAAAATTTATTCTTGGTTTAAGTCTAGTGCTGATGTTATTGATACTCTTATCTTATCTCGCTTATATCATCCAAACATGATGGAGATAGACAAGAAAAGAAATATAGAACGAATGCCTTTACAACTATATGGAAGACATAGCTTAGAAAGTTATGGCTACAGATTAGGAGAATATAAAGGAGAATTTGGAAAAACAAGTGACTGGCAAGACTGGTCACAAGAAATGCAAGATTATTGTGTACAAGACGTACACGTTACCACCAAACTATGCGAACACTTTCGACCCTATCTGACTCGTGTCGGTTAGAGCACCGAGTCGCTGAAATATTAACTGAACAAGAAATACATGGATGGACATTTGATGAACAAAAAGGTTTCCAACTTGAGTCACATCTCAGAAGAGAGATGGAAGAACTTACTGAATTACTTCGGAAAAAATGGACTCTCATTGGAGGAGCGTTGTTCACTCCTAAACGAGATAACTCTACACAAGGATACAGAGCCGGAGCAGAGTTTCAAAGATTAAAAGAATTTAACCCAACTTCACGAGATCACATAGCATGGATTCTTACAAATCGTTTGAATGTCAAATTGAGCAAGATCACTACGACTGGGAAACCAATTATAGACGAGATTACATTGATGGAGATAGATATACCCTTCTCCAAACTATGTGCGAAATGTTTGACGATAAAGAAAAAGCTTGGAATGATATCCGAAGGCGTGAACGCATGGAACAGGCTTGTTACAACTGAAGGAAAAATACATCACCATTGTTCAGTTTCTACGAACACATTTAGATGTGCTCATCGTAAACCAAACTTGGCACAAGTCCCATCGGATAAAGAATTTAGAGAACTATTTACTGCTAGTCCCGGACAAGTAATGGTAGGTGCCGATTTAAGTGGCATCGAACTACGAATGCTTGCCCATTATTTAGGACGGTATGACGGAGGTCGATATGCCGACATATTACTCAATGATGATATACATCAAGTTAACGCTGACAAAATAGGAATCACACGCCGCCAAGTAAAAAGTGTAACTTATTGCTTTCTTTATGGTGGCGGAAACGAAAAAATAGGTATGACATATGATAACTCTTTACAACCCAAGGAAGCTAAAAAAAAGGGATCCGAGATCCGAAAAGCTTTCGTATCTGCAATCGAAGGATTGTCTGACTTACTTGGAGCGGTTGCAGCTAAGTCTACTAATGGGTTCTTGCTGGCATGTGACGGAAGAAGGGTGCTGGTCGATAGCCCGCACAAAGCCTTAAACTATCTTCTTCAATGTAGTGCTGGAGTTATTGCCAAACGATGGATGGTAATAGCTGATGACAACCTCAAATACGACTTACACACTCATCAATTAGCTTTCGTACATGATGAACTTCAATACGAAACAAAACCTGAGTATGCAGAAGAAATAATGAGCGTTTTAGAAATAGC